ATTTATATGGAGATGATGATTAGGTTACTGTATGTTTCTATAGTTGTTTTTTTAGTAGCATGGGCAGTAACAGCAGAAGAAATCACAACAGGCAACTTATTGCCAAATGCTGGTAACAATCCTAGTAATTATCAATCTGTCGACAGTTCAATACCTAACGTAACAACTAATGGTTTTAATGTTGAAGGAACCATAAGAAACTGGGGACAAGAGATAGAAACAACAGGTACAGGAAGTATAAACTATACGGGTACATTAATTGATATTGTAACAAATGGCGATACAACAACGCAAGATAAATTAGACAATGGCGTAACTCTTAACTCCACTACAATAGTGCAAAACTGTGAGTGGACTGGTTCTGCTTATCAATGTGGTCAGCATAGAGCAGGACAAGACAGCTATACAACAACTGTAAAAATACTAGATGAAGATGGTAATACTCTAGCCATAGTAAATCAGACTAGAAATGATGATTCTGGTTATGGCAATAATGCTTTTAAATATGAAGACACAGTCACATATTCTGGACAAGGTAGTAATCAATTCTACTGGGAATGGGAAGGCGTAGATGAGGGAAGTTTTGTAAACATGGGTGGACCAAATTTATTAGGGGCAAAACTAACAATGACATATGACAATACTGTGATACCAGAAGAAACAATTGAAGAAATCATAGAAGTTATAGAAGAGTTTGAAGAATGGGAAGAACTATTTGAACAGCCAGAAATCATAGAAGAACTCATTGAGATGCCTTTAATCGAAGAATTTTTACCCATGGTTGTTTTAGAAGAAGAGTTTATTGAAGTTATAGAAACAGCAAAAGAGCTTGAAGAAGAATTTGAAGAAGTAGAAATATTACAAGTATTCGGAGGACCAGAAATTGTTGAAGAACCTGAAGAAGAAGAAGTTAGTAATGAGCCGTCTGTGGCAGCAATTGAAGAAGAGTTTGTTGAAGAAGCACAACCTGCTCAAAATTCCAATATGGAAACAGTCAAAGAAGAACCTAAAACAGAAAAAGAACCAGCTACTGAAGTAGTTGCCGAATCTACAGAAGAACAGGAAGCTGTAGAAGACACAGAAGTTCAAGTAGAAGTTACTGTTCAAAATATAGAAAAACAAATTAAAAAAACAATAAAGAGTGTTGATAAACAATTAGCAGCGACAAATGTCATTGCTGCTAAAGTTATGGAGTCAAAACAAATTGATTTATCATCATATTATAAACAGTATGTTGATAACAGAGAGATATATCAAAATAAAGTTTACGAAGATTTTAGAACCTTGGGTGGCAAACAAATTTATGCAGAGAACAAAATGCAACAAGTGGCTATGAAAGACCCACTATATATTTATCAGGAACGTATTAGACAAGCTACACTTAAAAGAGTTATACTAGAAAAAGAACTTAGAATTTTACAAGGAAGGTAAGATGATAGAAACTTTACAAAAATATGCAATGATAATTGGTGTCGTTATGACAATAGGTGGTGGCTTTTATGCTTGGGGTGTATTTAACAATAGGCTTGATGCAGTTTCAGCAGCAGTCGGTAGCGATACAGTAGAGAAGCTACAAAAAGAAGTTGCAATAATAGATAAAAAATTAGAAGTATTAGAAGCCAAGCTTGATGAGTTAAAAGCACAGACATCTAATCCACTTGCAAGATAATGGCACAGAAAAGAAAAACTTATAAGTCGGAGATACAACATGAACGAAAAGATAAAAAAACTTCTATCGCTGGTCGTAAGTGTCGTGTTAAAACATCATCAATGTCAAAAAATAAGAAAAACAGCTTCAAAGCCTATCGAGGACAGGGTAGATAATGACTAATCAACACAGAAGCACAGAAACAGGGCAAATACAGCGTCTGTCTGCAAAAGCATATATTATCATAGCTTTGATGCTTTTATCGCTTGTATCGTGCTCTAAAGCTGTTAAATTTAACAGAGAGTTGCCAGAAATGATAAAATATCACAGAGTTGAGTTTGTGGAGTGTCCTGCCGAGATATCGGGGTATCTTTGCATCAAAAATACTGACGCAATTAATTCTGTGATAGACTTAAAGAATTGCCAAGAGCAAAATAGTTTGTTGAGAGAGATGTTAAATGGAAACTGAGCTGTTAGCAATGTTTGCGCAAGCACCTGCTTTAGTTGTTATAGTATGGCTTGTGTTAAAACAACAACAAAACAATAACGGTAACGGTAGCACAGAGCTTGTTAGAACAATTGCAAGGTCATTAGAAAAAATGGCTGAAGCACAACTAGAAGCAAATAGGATTGCAGAGAAACGTGCCGAAGGATTTGAAAAATGGGTAGAGCTCCAAAGAACTCAATGCCAACAACAATTCGTATCAAGAAACCAAAAATAGATTATCCTAAATTATTACTTGAACAAATTAGTAATACAGATTTGCCTACACCAGTTCAGGAACATAAATTTCACCCAACAAGAAAATGGAGATTCGATTTAGCCTTCTTAAAAGAAAAGTTAGCAGTAGAAGTTGAAGGTGGTATTTGGATTTATGGTAGGCACAATAGAGCATCTACATACTTCAAAGATATGGAAAAATACAATAATGCTTGTCTATTAGGTTGGTATGTGTTAAAATTGTCAACAGATATGGTCAAGAATGGCGAAGGTATAGAAATTATAAATAAATTCTTTGAAGGATAATGAAAATACAAAGAACTCACACTAGGACAGTGTTTATTTCTGATATACACATACCTTATGAGGATAAAAAAGCCTTGGCAATGGCTATGGAAATTATCAAGGACATGAAACTTACCGATAAAGACAATATCATTATTGGTGGTGACTTGCTTGACTACTATCCTATAAGCTCTTTTTCCCCAGATATGACATCTTCAAACATAGAAATAGAAATATTCGAGGGAGTAGAATTTTTAAACGATTTAAGACATATAGCAAAAAAAGCAAATATATATTTCTTTGAAGGCAATCATGAGCAGCGTATGCAAAAAAAGATACTTTCTGCTTGTAACGCTTTAGCGCCTTTTCTAGCAAATAGATTGCACATACATCAAATTTTAGAATTTAAAAAATTTAAAGTAAAAAATGTATCAACACCTTTTACATTAAATAAAAAACTTTTTTATATGCACGGACATGAAAAAAGAGGCTTTGCTACACCACAACACATAGCTAATGTAAATTTAAAATACTATAATCGAAGCATTGTCTTTGGTCATCATCATAGATTTGATATGACAGTTGCAACACAACTTGACGGTTCTTTACTTGGTGGTTTTGCAAATGGTTGTCTTGCAGATTTATCTCGTATGCCTGGAGGTTTATATTCTCCCTTTGATAACACACAACGTGGCATAAGTGTAGTATATGAAAAATCAAATGGTTTCTTTAACGTGCAACAACATATGTTTATTCCAAATAAACAAAAAGGTTATGACTGTCTTATTGAAGGCAGAGGTTACACTTCTAAATAATCTGCAATACGTTTGATAAAAACAGAATGTTTCAAATCACCATTTTCAATTCTTGTCACAACTGAAGCAAAAGTTCCTACTTGTTTCGCAATTTCAGCCTGAGTGATTTTTAACAATTTTCTTTTAATCCTAATTTGATTGTTAAGCTCATAACTATGTTTTACTTTATCAAATTCAATTAACAATTTACGTTGTACTATTTCTGGTGAGTTTTTCTTTTTGTTACAAATAAAAGATAAATATTGTTTTGTAACTCCAAGCTTCTCTCCTATTTCTCTGTATGACATATTGTCAAAAATCCTTTGCTTTTCTATTTCCAATATTGTTGTTTTCATGTGTATACATTACAACATATATTATGTTTGACAAGTAGTTGACGAATGTATATAATTAAGTATGGAGGTAAGAGGTATGAGATATACATATGGTATTCAAAGCCCAGTAGATGTCGAAGCAAGCTCTGTGACAGAGTTTTTTGATAAGCTTTCTAAAACTAAGTATTTTGGTTTTGTTGTTAATAATTCATATGAGTTAAGACAACGATTATGTAAATTTTATGTAGATACACTTGCAGGTGTAGAACCAGAAAACGAACAAGAGATATTCGATAAACTGCTAGACAAAGGCGTTATATTAAGATGGCAGTAAAAAAAGAAAATCTAAGAAAAGGGTCTGGTTTTTTTAGACAACAACATGACCAAAACGAAGACGGCATGAAAGTTAAAAGAAAGAAAGCAAACAAAGAAAGAAACAAAACATTAAGGAGGAAAAAAAATGTTTCACAACAATCTAAAGACTGACTCTGCTAAGAAGAAAAGAGAAAGAGTCGAAAGAGCAAGGGCTACCAGAAAAGCTTACTGGTATAAGAAAAAACATGGAGGCACACAACAATGGCAAGCTGGAACAAAGAAGAATGGTTAGAAAGACGTGCAGAAGAATTGCATGAAGATGGTCTTGATTGGAAGGACGCTTGTATTCAAGCACAAGAGGACCTTGACAATGGGGACATGGAAGAACCAATAAATTATGAGGAGGAAGTATAATGGCTTTGAAAAAAGTAGATGAAGGCACAAAAACAGTATCAATTGATAAGGTTATTGGTAAGACTAAAAACGGTATTGAAGTTAATGGTCAAGCTTACTGGTATTCTAAAAAGTCTGGTCAGTCAGTAGTTTTTGACGCTGGTGATGTGGTTCAATTATCATACACACATCTTGTAGACAGCGAAACAAACGACAATGTATATATGATACAAGGATTAGACAACACGCCAGAAGACAAAGATAAAATGATTAGTAAATCAACAGGAGATTTTGTAGAACAATATGATGCAGGTCCCCAAAGCTTACCTAAATTTAACAGCACCGAAGAACTGTCTAAAGATGAACTCATAACTAACATGAACGTCTTAAATAGAGCAGTTGACTGGTGCATAGCTTTTGCCAGAGAAGATGATGATGCTGTGCTAGAAAGAGCTAAACGATTTAAAAAAATGCTTTATGAAATTTAATGTGTTAAGTTATTAGTGAGGGGTAGTGCCAACATATATCTAACCTCTAAACACAATTGGACCACCACTACCCTTCTCCTTGACACATAAAAATCAATATGCGATTATAGAGGTGGAGGTTGATATGGAAAAACCAAATTATTATGCAATAATTACAGCAGATGTAAGATACGACAAAAGACTAAGTCCTTTCTCTAAGCTGATTTATTGTGAAGTTACAGCGTTAGCAAACAAAGAGGGCTATTGCTGGGCAAACAATTTTTACTTTGCTAAGAACTTTGAAACTACAGAAAGAACTGTTCAAAGAGCTTTGGCACAGTTAGAAGAATATGGATATATAAGAAAAGAAATATTAGAGGATAGTAAAAGAAAGTTGTTTATAGTAACGACAAAAATGTCAGTAGGGCATGACGAAACTGTCATAAGGGACCATGACAAAAATGTCATACATAATACTATAAAAAAGAATAATAAAAAAGAATATATATACCAAAGAGATTTATTAGATTTTGAAAAGTTTTGGTCAAAGTTAAGAGGTAGAAAAATACAAAAACCATCTGCGTTAAAAGCCTATACTAAAATAGATACCGAGTTGTCGGCAGAAGAACTGGCACAAAAGTTTAATAAATTGTTTGATAGTAGAGAAGAAAAGTATGTTCCCTATCCACAAAAATGGCTTAACAATGAAGGTTGGAATGATGAGATTAAAAACAATATATCTGGACATGTCTACATGTCTGATGATGAGGTGTATCGTGATAAAGATGGTTACATTATATCGAAAAAAGAATACGAAGAACTTTACAAGTAGGTTGAAAAGATTTTTAAATAAATTTATAATTAGGAGGAGTCATGACAACAAACGAAGTACAAGATACTCTACTTTCAGATAAAGAATTAGAGGTAAAAATTATTAGAGATGCTTTGCACATGCACAAGCTGTGGTTTAAAGATGGCAACATAATGCCTCGATATCTGCAAAAATTACAGCAATTGCTAACTAAATATGATGAAAAAGAAACAAAAATTCTAACAAAATATAATTTATCTGGGAGCGTTTATGACACAGATAACGACTACTGAAGATAACGCAATTAGGAATTGGCAAAAACTAGAACCAATACTAGAGCATTTAAAAGACGTTAATTTAGCAATACTTAAAGGCAGATTAGAAAGAGGTATGTGGCTTAAAAGAATCAAAACCGAAAAGCTTTATGTAGGTTATGATGGTTGGGTTTCTTCTTGGGCAGAATTTTTAGACAATGTTGCTATTGCTAGAGAAACTGCAAGACAAGATATGGAAATCTATGACCAGTTTGCTGCTTATCTGCAAAACACACCAAAACTGATGGACACACTTAGTTATGAGAGGTTGGTACGACTACTACCTGTTGTAAAAAAAGAGCCTGACTTAAAGCAGTCCCTCCTTGACATGGCTTCGACAGCTAGTCGTGCCGACTTCGACAACAATGTAAAAGAATTAAAAGGACAAGTTGCAGATGACAAATGTATAAATCCTACAGACTGCACTTCACCAAAAATCATACTGGAAAAATGTCAGATATGTGGAGTTATTTATCGTAGGAAAGACTTGGAATAGAGGTTTTGAAATGAACAATGAATTTATAAAAAAATATTCTTTAGAATATGTAGATTTTATAAGAGGTAAAAAGTGTTGCGTATCTGGTAATCATGTATCAGACCCTCATCATTTACATGCTTTAGGAATGGGAGCAAACCGTAACAAACCTAATTCAAGACATTTTACATGTGTACCGTTGAGTAGAGAAATGCACACAGAATTACATCAAAGAGGAACACAGCAATTTCAAGATAAATACAATATAGATTTATGGCAAGAGGCGTATTACTTATTTATAAGCTTTCTTGTTATACAAGGGGTTATAAGTGATGAAAGTTTTAACAAAACCGATTGATGAAATAAAACCATATGACAAAAATCCAAGAAAAAATCAACCTGTAAAAAAAGTTGCAAAAAGCATAAAAGAGTTTGGTTTCAATCAACCTATTATAGTAGATAAAGACAATGTAATAATTGCAGGTCATACAAGATGGAAAGCAGCAAAAGAACTTGGATTAGAAAAAGTCCCAACAGTTACTGTAAAACTTTCAAAAGAAAAAGCAGCTATGTATAGAATTATTGATAACAAGCTTTCAGAGGAAGCAATATGGGATAAATTTTTACTTGAAATGGAAGTAAACGACTTGCCCTTTGATGAATGGGACTTTGATTTTACAGATACTACTGAAGACATTATTGAAGAAATACAAAGTGTTAGAGAAACAACTGGCATAGAAGCAACAGACCAACAGAAAAAACTAATATTTTTATACACAAATCCAACAAAATATGCAAAACATTTTGACAAAATACAAGCAATAAAATACGAATTTGGATTTGATACAGACGACCAAATTGTCGATTACTTATTGGAGAAAGCGCTTGGTAATTCTAGTAAATCCAATGTGGTCAGTAGAAAATCTTAATAAAGATTCTAACTACGTTCACATAAAAAAAATCTTAGAAGTATTCACACAAATGTTTCCTGAGTATTATTTTGTAATACCGTTTCCTGTAAAACATTTTAAATATTATGAAGATGGATTGTTTGATAATCCAAACATAGAACGTATACCATATCAAATACCCTTAGCAAAAAAACTAAACAATATAACATTCAACGGTGAATGGTACAAAGATGTTGTAGAAAAATACAGCATATCTACTATCTATAACCAAATTCCAGAAGTAACAGGTCAACTTAAATGTTTAGATACACACTTTGCAAGTAACATCAACGTCATAAATCAACATCATTGGATTCATCATGAATCTTTACCTTATGCAATGCAAAATCAAATGCAATGGGTATATTGGCAAATAATAGGTGATGTCTTAGCAGACGTAAATATTTACAATTCAAATTATACAAAAGACATGGTGTACGACAACATAGCAAAATACATGCCAGAGTTTTCTGACAAGGTAAATGGTCAAGTTTTACATATGGGATTATGGAATGATGAACACATAGACAACAACAGTCAACGCAAAAGGTTTGATAAATTTACATTCTGTTACAATCATAGATTACAAGCATATAAAAACTGGGAAACGACTTTTGAAATATTTGACGAACTGTATAAAAAACATGACTTTAATGTAGCTGTTTGTCCTGTTGGCACAAGCAATATCGAAAAAGTAAATAAACGACCTTATACAACAATTTACGACTGCAAAACAGAAAAAGAATATTATGACGTTTTAAAAAAATGTCATGCAAACACTTTTAATTCACAATATGAAACATTTTGTATATCAATATTTGAAAGCATGATGTTGGGTCTTGCAACTATTGTGCCAAATACTACGACAATGCCAGAATTACTTGGTAAAGAATCGTGGCAGTTGTTTAACAATACCGAAGAACAAAAACAAAAATTATCAGATTTGTTAACAACACCGAATATGGCATATGTATGTGGTAATAAAAATATAAATACATCAAGAGCATATAACATAATTGATTATTGCACATCACTAGAAAACATATTTAAAGGGCAAATGACGAAAGTAAATTACTATGAAAGTTTGAAAGATAAAAATAAAGATAAGCTAAACAATTATCTTAAAAAATTTAATTATATCAATGCCTCAGATTTAAAAAAAATCAGACGACATATCAATCTAAGTAATCAATCCGTACCAAATCATAGGCTTGTAAACATTATGTATCATGCTGGATATAATCAAAAATTAGAAAAAGGCGAGCCAGTTTTCTGCAAAAAACTTGACAAATAATTTTAAACAAACAAAATATTTGTATGGCACATAGAATTTCTAACACAAAACTAGAAGAGCTGATAGTCCAACATAAAGGTTTTGTAACTAGAATCTGCAAATCAGCAGGTATTTCAAGAGCTGCTTTTTACAAAAGACTCAAAAGTTATCCAAAATTACAAACAAAATTAGACGAAAGTCGTGATGAAGTTGTAGACTTTGCTGAGTCTAAATTGCTAGAACTTATAAATGAAAAGCATTACCCAAGCATAAGGTTTTATTTAGAAACACAAGGTAAAGATAAAGGTTATACAATAAAAACAGAAGTAGAAAACAAACACACAATACAAAATATTATTGAAGTCCCAGAGATGAGTGCCTATGAGCCAGACATTGATGAAATCAGAGAACACTAATGTTATCTGGAAGCCAACACCTAAACAATTAGAGTTTTTAAAAAGTGGAGCAATCTTTGAAGTTGCTTATCTTGGTGGAGCAGGTAGTGGCAAATCGTCAGTATTGTTAATAGACGCTTGCCGACAAATGATGTACGAAGATGCAAAAGCAGTTGTATTTCGTAGGACAACTAGAGAGTTAAGACAGCTTATAGATTACTCACAACAATTATATAGCAAACTAGGCGCAAAATGGAATCAACATCAATCTTTCTGGCAGTTTCCATCAGGTGGTAAAATTTTTTTCTCTCACATGGAAACAGTAAATGACAAATTTCAACATGATGGACAAGAGTATTCTGCTGGTGTTTTCTTTGATGAAATCACTTCTTTTGAAGAAGAACAATATTTATACTTACATGCAAGATGTCGTAGCACAAATCCGAAACTAATACCAAGAGTAAGATGCACAGGCACACCAGTTGGCAAATATGTTGACTGGGTTAGAAATAGATTTGTAGAAATAGGTGCATACAAAATACACGAAGATAAAGAAACAAAATTAAAACGCTTATTTATACCTGCAAACCTTGACGATAACCCACATTTGCAACAGAACGACCCACAATACGAAGCAAGACTTAAAATGCAGGGCGATAAAATCTACCAAGCTTTACGATATGGCGACTGGACCAAAATTGAAGGCACTTGTTTTCCTGAGTTGTCGGTAAACACACACTTGATGTCAAGCTATACACCAAACGAAAACGATATAATTATTAGAGGTTTTGACTACGGATTTTCTGCTCCTTTTGCAGCAGTCTGGTTAGCTTATACTAGCGATAAAGAGCTAATTTGTTTTAAAGAATATGTTGGAACTGCTGATGGTAGCAATAAAGGTTTGCAAATGCCAGCAAATGAGGTAGCAAAAAACATACTTGATATGGAAAAAGCTAACAATATTAAAGCTTATCATTGCCCATCAGATGTATCAATGTGGAACAGACACAATCAAGGCGAATCAATTGCAGAAATATTTGAGTCAGAAGGTTGTATTATGCACAAAGCTAACAACGACAGGATTTATGGTACACAGCAATTACACATGAGATTAGCTAATTTACAACACACAGGTAAACCAACACTATATATTACAGAGGATTGCCCTTACACTTTTAAAACTATGAGTCAGATATTAGTGGATAAAAAAAATATAGAAACGTATAACACCAACGGATTTGACCATTGTGTAGACGCCTTGAGGTATGCAGTATGTGAAATGCCAATAGAAGGTGATGCTGCACTTTCACCAGTAGATGTGTTTGGAGATAGAATATCAGCTAATATGCCCTTTTAACCTTTACTTTATACACGATATCAAATAAACTATAATGAAATGGCTTTACTTGACAAGATTACGCAAATATTTCAAAAATTAGAACCACCAAAAGTTAGATACAATGAGCTAGCTAGTTCCGAATCAAAGCTTTCTTACAACAACGGAATCATACCCTACAACCCAGATACTTTAATTTCAAGAAAAGGTATGCAAATCTATGACCAAATGAGAATAGATGACATGGTAAAATCATGTCTAAGTCTAAAAAAGTTTGCAACTTTAGCGCCTAATTTTAAAATTGTTCCTGCTTCTAGTGCAGAGAAAGATGAAGAAATAGCAGACTTTGTTAATCATTGTTTTGAAACTATGGAAGGCTCAATGAATGATGCTTTGTTTCAGATAATGTCAGCACTTGATTTTGGTTATTCAATAACAGAAATAAATTATCATTTATTTGAAGGTGGTAAATATCCACAAAAGGTAGGGTTAAAAAACCTTAAAACAAAAAGACCACACTTTTATGAATTTAAAGTAGACAGATATAGCAACCTACGAAAGAAAGGCATAATTTATACTTATGAAGGTTTAGAACAAAGATTACCTACAAATAAATTTTTGTTATTTAGCTACAATAAAGAATTTGGCAATCATTATGGCTCATCAGATTTAAGGTCAGCTTATCGAGCTTTTTGGTCAAAAGATACAATTATTAAATTTTGGAATATTTATTTAGAACGCTTTGCAAATCCTACTGTTGTCGGAAAGTATAAAAACAATGACCCTAATACAACAGTAAATCTCAGAAAGATACTTGATAACTTAACAGCAAAAACATCAATAACTCACAGAATAGATGAGTTTGATATAGATTTCTTGGAGCCATCAAGGAGTTCAACAGATGACTTTAAAACTGCAATTAATTATTATGATAAATCTATTGCTCGTTCTATTCTTATCCCTGATAGATTAGTAAGCGAAGGTCAATTTGGTGCATATGGACAAGCTAAAGTGCATTTTGATGTTTTCTTATATGTTCTTGGTAAGCTAAGACAAGATATAGAAGAGATTGTTATGAATGAGCAATTAATAAAAAGACTTGTACAAATCAACTATGGTGATGTCAATGAGATGCCAAAATTTAGATTTAACCCAATGACAGATGACCAAAAATTAGAATTAAATCAATTGTTTGTAGATGCTGTTTCTAAAGGTGTTGTAGATGCGACACAAATGGACCAAAATGCAATAAGAGAAAACTTACATTTTCCAATACAGACAGACGTACAATCTCCACCAGAGCAAGAAGGTTTAGGAGAAGAACCAATACTTGAAGATGCTGAAGAAATGACTACATTAAATAGTCAGTTGGATTTAAGACCTACTGAAGCAATGGCTAAAGAAGGAGAGAAAGCATTAGAATGGAGAAAAGAATTTGGAAGGGGTGGCACAGAGGTTGGCATAGCGAGAGCAAGACAATTGAAAAACAGAGAGAATCTTTCAGCAAGCACCGTGAAGCGTATGCACAGTTTTTTCTCCCGACACGAAGTAGACAAAAAAGCAGAAGGGTTCAGACCAGGAGAGAAAGGTTATCCGAGTAATGGCAGAATAGCTTGGGCAATGTGGGGTGGTGACCCTGGTCAATCTTGGGCTAGAAACAAAAGAAATCAATTAGAAAACAAACCAGCTTCGGAACAACAAGAAGCAATAGAGTATAGTGCTCGAGATGCAGCACTAAAAAAGAAAGTGCAAGACCATAACGAAAAGTATGGTGGTACAACAAAAAGAACAAATATGAGAACACTGCGTGTTGTGTATAACAGAGGTATTGGAGCCTATAGAACAAATCCAGGAAGTGTAAGACCTAGTGTAAAATCAAAAGAACAATGGGCTTTAGCAAGAGTAAATTCTTATCTATACGCTTTAAGAAATGGTAGATTTAGAAGTGGTAAACACGACACAGACCTATTTCCAAAAGGACACCCGTTAAGTAGCAAATGACAGAAGTTCAATCAATAGTCGTTCACAGCGACATACAACAAGTACAAACCTTTGTCAAACGAGATATTAGGTGTTACAATTGTAATAAATTACTAGCAAAATCTACAAATCAAGGTTTTCTAGCAGTTGAAATAAAATGCCCGAGATGTCGGGTTATAAACGAGGTGTAATATGCCAGGAAAACATGGTAAAGATAAAGAAAAGAACATGGGTGCACATTTAGATAAAGAAAAAGAAATGGGCGTACATGATAAAGATAAGGACATGGGTGCTCATGACGAAGATAAAGACATGGGTATGCTGAAACCAAGAGTTCAGGAAGAGATGACAAAAGAGCAGATAGAACAATATGCTATGCAGGACCTCTATACATCACCTGAAAAAGCTGAAGCAAAAGCAAAAGAAATGGGACTCGAAGGTACACATATGCACACACATATGGTTGATGATAAAGAAGTTAAATTATATATGCCTGGCAAAACACATGAAGAATACTTAGAAGCTAAGAAGAAAGAAATGGGTGCTCACGAAGATGAAGATAAAGATATGGGTGCACATGAAGACGAAGAAAAAATGACAATTACACCAAGTGACGTACATACAGAAAGACCAATCGGCTCTTATTCAGAATCTGACTGCGATTGTGAAGAAGCTAAGAGCGAATGCGATTGTGAAGAAGAACAAAAAAACAATGCAGTCGAACAAACATTTAACCTAAGTGGCGTTGAAATATTTTCTACTGGTGTCTGGAATGGCGACAGATATACAGAAAAGGACCTAAACGCTATGGTAGAAAACTTTGATGACGTGGGATTTGAACCACCAATCAAACTAGGACATAATGAAAAGCAACCTGAGTTGCAAGACGGACAACCTGCTCTTGGTTATATCTCCAAAATCTACAAGGTTGGTAGTAAACTCGTAGCTGACTTCAAGGAACTTCCACAGAAAGTATATGATGCTATAAAAAGAGGCAACTACAAAAGAGTTTCAAGTGAAATATATTGGAACTACAAAGCCAACGGCTCAACTTTCAATAGAGTGCTAAAAGCAGTAGCTTTATTGGGAGCAGACATTCCTGCTGTTACTAATTTAGAATCAATCGAAGGATTGTATTCCAATATGGGAACAGGAGATGTCAAATACCACTACAATGGAAAGGAGAGTGAAATCATGGAAGAAAAACAACATGATGTGATTTCTATTGATGAGCACAAAAATGCTATTTCAGAACTTCAAAAAGAAAAAGAACAAGTGATGAAAGAGTTTGCAGCTCATAAAGATGAAATCAAAAAAACACATATCGCTTCATACATGGAAGAACTAAAGCAAGAAGGCAAAATTCTTCCTATCCAGTATAAAGAGGTAGAAGCACTCCTAACTACTGCAACTGAAGAAAAAGTTTATTCTTATTCTACTGAAGAAAAAGAAATTAATTTATCTCAGTTTGAACTTGTAAAAAGCATACTAGACAATATGCCAAAAGTTGTTGAGTTTGCTGAGTTATCTGAAGATGGTGGCGAAGTGTTACCAAACGATTATGACAATGCAGGTGTAGAAGTTGATAGGAGAGCAAAACTTTACGTTGATAAGAAAAAAGCAGAATCATACGCAGAAGCTGTGGTAGCTGTTCTTAAAGACGATAAAGAATTAGCAGACAAATACGAAGAAGAAAGGAGATAACAATGAGTCAAAAAACATATTTATCAATGATTGCCAGAGAGAACATGGAAAACATGCAGTATAAAATCGTTAACGTACATGATGCTAACGGTATCAAATTGCGTGTTGCAGCAGGCGCTGGTGTTCTAGGTGTATTGAACAATAAACCGAAACTGGGCGAGCACGCAACAGTTGTTGTCGAAGGATTAACAAGATGTGTTGCTGGAGCAACTGTAACTGCTGGTAGTTTCATAACTGTAACTGCAAGTGGAACAGGAACTGCTGTAGCATCTGGACAATACATGCTAGGTAAAGCAATCACAGGTTGTGCATCTGGTAGTCACTTCCAATTGTTAATTCAACATAATGGCTATAGAGGCTAATAAACAATAAGGAGAAAATCACATGGGAATTGGACCAAGAGATGTTCACATTGATGTACCGTTAAGCAACTTAGTAATAGGCTTTGAGCCAACTAACACAATTGTGCAAGACATATATCCTGTTGTGAACGTAAACAAACAATCAGACGTGTTCTACAAATATACAAAAGGTGATTTCTTTAGAATCCCTGAAACAACTTTACGTTCTCCAAGAACTAAAGGTAGAACAGTTAATTACAGCGTAAGTTCTGAAACATATTATGCTAAGAACTATGCTTTAGTTGATGAAATTGACTATGAAACAATGGTAAATGCTGACGCTCCATTACAAATTAGAGAAAAAGCAGCAAGAAATTTATCTAACCTTTTAATGTTAGATTATGAGAACAGAGTAGCTTCTCAATTAAGAAGTGGCTCAAACTTAGGTTCTCATGCTGCTGTTGCATCTAAATGGAACTCAACAGCATCAGGAACTTCTGACCCGTTTGCAGATATTCAAACTGCAAAATCAGCAATCAGAAGTACAACTGGTTTAGAAGCTAACACAATTATCTTTGGAAGAGATGTATACAATGCGTTATTAAGACATGCAGACATCTTAGACAGAATCAAATTTGTACAAAGAGGTGTTGTAACAAAAGACCTTTTAGCTGCATTATTTGATGTAGATAAAGTGTTAATAGGAAATGCAATTAAAAATACTGCTGAAGAAAACCAAGCAGATAGCTTTAGCTCAATTTGGGGTAAAGACACTATCGTTGGTCACTTCACAAATGGACCAGATGCAGATGGTAGAAACCCATCATTAGGTTATTCATTCAGATGGACTAACCCATTATTTGGAACACCAATGGCAGTTGAATCATGGGAAGACCCAGACCACGGTAATTACATGAACATGAGAGTTCAGTATTATCAAGAGGAGAAAATTACAGCTCCTGAATTAGGGTATCTCTGGAGAGATTGCGTAGATTAATAGTCTACTGGGGGAGCTTGACTCCCCCTTTACCACCCATAGTGCATGGGTCAAAAGCACTCCATAAGTCATGGGCTACAAGACTCGCATAGGTCATGCGTTAAAAGACACATCATTAGTGAGGTGTTTGAGATGAAATTGACAAGTGTAAAGGCTATGATTAGAGTTTATCAAAAGGCTCAAAAGAAAAAAAGAAACCTTTGTTTATTTACAAAATTAGTTTACAATATTTAAGTTAGTGCAGAGGAAGACAATAGTGATTGTCTAACGAAGAAAGCAAAGAGATTTGCACTACCTCTTGCACAGATTACCATTATGAGTAACAAAGCAAGGTGGCGACCAACGCAATATCCAGGTTATAAAGTTTCTGACACAGGTGAAGTAATGTCTTTAAAAAAAGACAAAGCAAAACTGTTGGCACAGAATCCAGATAAAGATGGGTATATGTGCGTTACTCTTTTTCCTAACAAAAAATATATAAAAGCAAAAGTGCATAGATTAGTTGCAGAAGCATTTGTGAAGGGTAGAACGAAACTTAAAAAATTTGCTTGTCATAAAGATGGCAATAATCAAAACAATAATTACACAAATCTTAAATGGGCAACACCAAGAGAAAATGTTATGGACATGGCAAAACATGGTACAAATATTAGGTGGTGGACACCAGACAATTGTCCTACAGGAAAACTTACAGCAAAACAAGTTAAAAAAATTAAAGAAAAATTAAGGACTGATACGACATGGGGTATTCAATCAAAATTAGCTAGATTATATAATGTTTGTCCGAAAACAATAAATGACATTAAGAGAGGTAAAAATTGGAAAAGTATAAGTTAGATTTAACATTTCTTGTTGCTGGTATGGAAATTTATCCAGACATCATGAAAGAAAAATCGTTAGGTGGAAGTGAAACAGCTGGTATCGAAATGGCACATGCCATGGCAAGACTAGGGCATAATGTTAAACTGTTTTGCAATATTAAAGAGAGCATCAAACATCAAAATGTACACTATCACCCAATAAGCAATAATGGACAAGGCATAGATAATTTTTTAAGTTACATTACATCTGCAACCACAGATGTTGTTATCAACCAACGAATACCACAAGCATTTAGCATGCAATCAAAATCTAAACACAATGTTTTATGGCAACATGATTTTGCAACAATACCACAAAGACAAGAATTTAATTCTTGCTTATGGAATGTAGACCAAATATTTTGTTTGAGCGATTGGCAAATAAACCAATACAAAGAAGTGTATGGACTTGATGGTGAGAATATAGATTACAATTATGACCCTTTCTTTAAAACTTCCAATGGTATATCACAAATAGAAGATTACGGGATACAAAGAGCAAAAAAACAAATTGTATTTACCAATAGACCAGAAAGAGGCATGGACGTTTTGTTGTATCAAATCATGCCAGAGATATGGAAAAGAGATAAAGAAGTGCAATTAGTAATATCTGGTTATGACAATACACACCCTAACATGCAACAATATTACACACAGATGGCTCAGCGCATAGCACAATATGCAAAAGAAGGTTATCCAATCAAACATGCAGGTCATTTAACAAAAGAACAATTATACAAACTTTATCAAGAGTCTACTGCATTTGTTTATCCAACAATGTTTTATGAAACTTCATGTATTACAGCTATGGAATCACAAGCCTGTGGTTTACCAATGATAACAACTAACCGAGGCGCTTTACCTGAAACTTTGTGTAATGATAGCAATATACTTATTGAAGGTCCTACTAATACTGAAGAATATACAAAAGCCTTTGTTGATGGCGTATTTCAAATCATAGAAGAATTTGGCACAGATAAACAAGTGCTAAGAAAAGAAAAGATGAAAGCAAAAATCTTTGAATACAATTGGGATAGGATAGCCAAGAAGTGGGAAGAAAACTTTTTAAAACAATTTGAAATGAAGACAGCACATAAATATTCTTTATATGAACATTTATTGAGAAGAGAAGACATCATGACTTTAAGACACGCAATCAATAAACATGATGACAAGATTGATTACAGCATGAAATATAGAAATCTTTTAAACTGCCAATATAGTTTTATAGACAATGAGGATTGGTACAGAAAGAAGTATGAAAAGCTAGGTAAAGAATATATAGATAATGAAACTAACTTTGAGCCCAGAATTTATCCTAGAACTGAAGTTACACTATTAGAATTTAAAAAATATCATGTTAACCAATCAATTAAAAAGATGCTTGATTTTGGAAGTGGCATAGGTAATGAAGCATACTTTTTTGTTAATGAGTTTGATTGTGATGTTGATTGTATCAATATATCTGACGCAGAAAATGCTGGCGCTTATGAACTGATACGAAAAGCAGAGCCAGAACTGCTCGATAGAATAAAGCTTATAACTTCAGATGAACACAGATTTCAACCAAAAGAAAAGTATGACGGTCTTTATTTAGGCGAAGTTCTTGAACACAACCCATATCCTGACAAACTATTATCTACATTAACAAAATGGGTCAAAAAAGATGCACCTATAGTTGTTACTGTACCTATTGGATTATGGGAAGATGAAAGATTTGCACACCTTTGGAACTTTGAACGCAGAGATTTACAAGAAATATTTGGTGAACAAAAAAATTTAAACATACAATTAGTTAGTGGTCCTAACAATTTAGGTCAATCAGATACATTAGGTTGGTTTGTTATATCATTTATGAAAAGCAATAAACCTTTTGGAGAAGTTAATTTAGATAGAAAGTTAGCAATACAAGCGCCTAGGGAAACAATATCAACTTGCATTATAACAAAAGATGAACAACACGAAATCGGTGGCTGTTTGGAATCTGTTAAAAATATATCATCTGAAATTATATTAGGCGATACTGGTAATACAGATGATACAAATACTATAGCTTCAGAGTATGATGCAATAATTATCAAAGCAAGAAACCCAAAAGAACATGGCTTTGACGAGGCAAGAAACGACACAGTCACTCATGCAAAGGGCTCAATGATATTATGGATTGACGCTGACGAAAGACTTATGGACTCTTACAAATTAATAAAATATTTAAGACGTAATGCGTTCAATGGTTATAGCCTTAAACAAGTACACCATACAGTTGACCCGATTGGAGAACCAAAAGTTGACCTTCCAATAAGGTTGTTTCGCAATAACAATAATATAAAGTTTTACGGCTTTGTTCATGAACACCCTGAGATAGCAATAGGCAAAGGAGTCGGGGCAAGTATGATATGTTCTGACATCATGATATCACATACTGGATATCTTACAGAAACAATAAGGCGTGACAGATTTAAACGCAATATACCCCTTATGTTTAAGGACAGAGAAAAGTACCCTGATAGGTTGTTGGGTAAGTTTCTGATGCTTAGAGATTGGGTACACATGGCAAGATATGCTTTTGAAGAAAACAATAAACAAATGAATCCAAAAACAATAGAGTATAGCAATAATGCTGTTAAGGACTTTGAGGAATCATTTTTGCACGATAACAATATGTATCAGGACGAAGCAATACAATTTTACTCAGAGGCATTAAATTTTCTCAACCTTGGATTGAACTACACAACATCAACAATATTCAAAGACCAGCAGGGCAAAGAGCATACAGTCAACGTAGCAGGTAGATTTAAGTCTGAAGATGACTTTAATGCTATAGTGCATAACAAGCTCAAAGCACTTATCAAAGAGTACAATGGCGAGTTTGCCTAGTGTACTAGCTAATTAATATTTCTAGTTGACAATTGTAATATAATATTATATCTTATATATGTAGCTTAGACAGGATTAAGGCGTGAGATTAAAGTGACCTGTTCACGATAAGCTACACAGACTATTCGGGAGGTTAGATATGAATAGAGATGATATAACATATGAGATAGTCAGCTTTGCTGAATACTACTCAAAATTTTACAATGAAAGACTTGCATGGAAACTAGCAGTTAGACATTGGTGGGAGTTAACAATATGAAAAAAGATTTTATTTTAGATGTATTTATTACAGCTACTAGGTATGATGATAACAAGTTGGAACTAAAGAAACATTATTTTCATGCAAAGGACTTAAACGAAAAGCTGATTCATGATATACGTAGAGCTATCGCAAAACAGATAGAGGTTAAAAATGAAGTATTGTAAGAAATGGGACTTTCATTATTCTGATAGAAAAGATTATCAGACAAAACGACAAGCCTTAGCTCGTAAGACAGAACATGGTCGTAAACAAGTTAAAGAATCTAATCGTTTGATTACAGCAAAAAGATACAATCTTACATTAGAGCAGTTTGATAAGTTATGGGAAGAGCCATGGTGTCATATTTGTGGCGTTCATCAAGACCAATCAAAAGTTACACTACACATTGACCATTGCCATACAAGCGATAAAGTTGGTAAACTATTATGTATTGATTGTAACGTTATGATTGGAAGAGCAAAAGATAATCCTCAAGTTTTGATTGAGGCAATAAAATATTTAAGGAGAGAAAGATAATGATTAAAATGCACCTTAAAGTAAACTTTCAAGAAGCGTCTATGATTGAAACGGCTTTGATGGAACTTATAAAAGTTGTGAAAACACGCCCTAGCCCAGAACACATAGCTAAATTAGAACAGCTTTTACTTGAAGTATCCAGTACAAAAACAAAATTATATGAATTAAGGGAGGAAGAATGACAAAAAAAGAACAAAAATATATGAAACACCTCATGGATAACAAAGACTCATATCAACTAGAGATATATGGCAAACTTGAAAAGATGGCAGAAACTATTGAAGACTTGCCATTGCCAATGTTTTATTTGTTTGCCTTGGAGGTAATCATGACAAAAATGCACGGCAATTTAAGTAGAGATTTATTCTTCGATACAATAGAGCAAACAGCAGATGAAATAGATTCACTCGGCAATAGTGTTAACAATAATAACAATATCAGTTTAAACTAGAAGGTAGACTGAACACATCTTAACCCACCCTTCTAGCATGGGTAACCGAGCGCGACACTTGGTTGCCCACCATCATAAGATACAGTACGCATAAGATACAGTACGCCTCACTTTTTTTATATTTTCTGTACTAACTTTCTGAAATTATTAGTTGACTTTATTAACTATATGATATATCATTAGTTTATGGTTAGATATTATTTCGCATATGGTATGAACACAAACGCTGAGCAGATGGCGCTGAGGTGTCCAAACGCTAAGTTTTTGGGTACGGCTAAGCTTTCAAATGCTAGGCTTGTGTTTCGCCATGTGGCAGATTATGAAATTAAACAAGGCTACACATTACACGGTGCTTTGTGGTTGATAACACCAGAATGTGAGGAGGCGCTTGATTCGCTTGAGGGCTTTCCCACGTTCTACACTAAGCACATTGTATATCCTGATATCAAGGTAAGACATGGTATCAGACAGTACAAGTCACTAATCGAAGGCAGTCCTGTCATGATTTATCAAATGGTGAACGGGTACGACAACAGCAGACCATCAAAGAGTTATTTTGATTGTTTACTTTCTGGGTATAAAAGGCATGGACTACCCCTTGCGCAACTTTTCGCTAGTAAAAAGCAGGCGAGGAAGCTTCAACAGTTGAGTTTTGCCGACATATCGGGAGGCAATCGTGCTTAAAAAGTTTGGCTCTTCACTTCTTGATATTACAATTCTTTCAATAAAGATTATCGCATACGTTTACGTAGGTGTATTTATTTTTCTAGTTTCTATGTTTCTCCTTTCTTGGAATCAATCCGACTAAACAACAACGAACTAAATTTTTTGAACCGACTCAGTTTTGGGTAACCAACCACCTATACCAGTACACTTTTTAAACACACCTGAGCTCCTTTGTTTACCTAGACGGGCCCCGTTTATCTGTAAGTAAGCATAAGTATAGTACCAGTAGACAGTATATTACGTTTATGTTCAGTATAGTTCAGACTCTAATTTGGGTTGATATTGTAAAACACTTGATTTTATTGACTAATATTAAGAATACATAGTACAAAGTATACAATCCCGACATCTAAAACGCTGGTTTAAATTGTAAAAGTCAACCAATATAGTACACCAAGCTACCTAGTACGCTTCTTTTTTGTCATACAGTACACTACCTCTAGCAGTCTTCTGCCTGTTATAGTACAGTTTTGCTGCGCTTCTACCCCATGTACTACTTCTACAGTACACCACCTACCCCAGAGCCTGCCTCCGTACATGCCGTGTACTATATCCTTACAGTACATCTTTGGTTTCGCAGCACGGTCAGGGCAATTGGGTACTGCAATTAAAGTACATAACAATAAAAACAAAAATAAAAAAAGTTCGTACTAGCTGCCACAGCGAGGCAATAATAATAATAATATTTTCTATATATAAATATGTATCTGGATAGATACGGAAAGATGCCCATATAAGGCAAAAAAAGACGCCATATAGGCGTTTAAAATTTAAGAAAGAGCGAAGTCCCCATTTCCTCTACCTCGCTCTCAATTGACCTGTTATTCGTTACCAAGTTTTTCTTGGTTCTAGTTTGTCTTCACTTGGGTATCTCTTGCTCAATACAAGAATAAAATCCCTCATGTTCTGCGTGTTAACAAAGCCTGTATCGTATGCGACATTGATATAGTTCTTGAATATCCCCATATCATGTGCTGTCATTGCATCACAGTCGATATTGTGATACATGCACAACTGTTGCAAATACTCTAGCTTTCTTGCTGCTGTTACAGTTTCCATCTTAACCTCCTCGCCCACCTCGTACCCCTTGGGCTATATTGATATTGTTACTTTGCATACCTTGTGCGTATCTCTCTAGTGATACCATTGATAAGGCATGATTCACCTCTACCAATGCCATGATTACCGAGTCGCTTAGTACGCGATTCCCAGTATCGACATTGGTCTAGATTCTCTGCAGCATACTCATAGATTTGTCGCCATGAATGCCATAGATTCTTTGATAGTCTTGGTCCCTTCGTATGTCGATTACGCTTAGCATAATCTGTTCGGTGACCATCTGTAAAGTGTTCAGCTGTTGATAATCTGAACATTGGATTTTGTGCTACTGGTTGCAATCCCTTGTATCGATTACCGAAGTAATCAACTAGGTTGCGATACAGCAACAACGTATAGGACAGCTTGTCAGTATCAACTGTGAACGAGGGCCATCTAAATTCTAAGGTTCGATAATCTCTGATATGATTGGTAGAGATACCATAGAACTTCCAACCCTCGACATTGTCGAAAAATTCTTCTGTCGACAATCGTCCTTGTTTCCATCTCAGCGCTGACTCGTACATATTATCTGCCATATTAGCAGTAACAGGTTTACAATTCACATTGTTGTCCCATCTGCTCTTTGGAATAGTCAATTGCATAATGTATTGATATTCGTAGAACTTTGTATATACATTGCTGATTTGGATTGGATTTAGGTCTGCAACATCTACATGGATATGATATCCAGTGATAGCAGACTCCCTGCATTCCACTTGTCGTAATGCTGATATTACCTTTTCCCAGTATTCGATAAGTGTGTCGCTTGTATAGATATCAGTATCGATATTGTTACTAGCAACCTTCTCAGGGTCGAGATTTACTTCCCAATGATTTGTTCCATGTTCCCTCTGCAATCTTACTTCGGGATATGGATACAATGCCCTTAGGATATCATCTCTTGAATATTCTGATATGAACTCTAGCTCAATGTAGCACCTACGCATAGCATTGATATTACTAGAGCGTTCTCTTGGTCTACTCATTTGTAGCCTCCTTTGTGATTGATATAGTAATGTTGGAGGTCAATCCTGTTTTCTTTTCTGGTTACACCACGGTCTATAATCGCGCTCCAAGACTGATATTCAGCTCGCCATGATTAATTCTTCCTACTCTTTTGTCTTTTGTTTTCGGTTGAGATATATATTACTTTCGATAATGATATATCGGCTACACGCCTATAGATTCGACCCTAAACTATTCGGGTCATATTTAAGGACACAGTTCAACATCATTCTAGGTCCTAGCCTAAACGCGCCTCCCCAGTCGTTCAGTGTCGTTTATCACGTTACCCAATGGCCACACATTGTAAGCTTTTCTCTAATTTACTTTATTATTTCATATCTTAACCTCTTATATATATATTACTATATTATTAAATAACAGTCACGCGTGGTGTAGTATACAATTGTATGAGCTAATTGGGTTGCCTAATTATTTTCGTCCGAATTGTCCCTGGCAAGGGTATGGTCAATCTGCTTAACAATACAAGATTTAGGTATGACTATAGTGTTTCCTATACTGTCTATATCGATACGATTAGATGAGGCGAAATCTGTAACAAGTGTTATGGCTTCTTTATTATCATTAACAATAAAACCAGTAGAGATACATAAGGCGAGTTTCTGGTCTTCTACTTCTGACATGTCTTTCCATTCACAAGATGACTGAGCATCAAACCAATGTATGCTGACATGTCGGTAGGGTATCTTCATAGTAAAAATATAAAAGCACAATTAAATTAGTCAAGTATAGTCCGAAAAAATTTTTGAAAAGCCTACGGCATAAAGTATAATAAAAACATGCCAATTTATTCAACTGTCCCAAAAGTATTAGACTTATATCCGAGAGTAGGAAGTCTGTCATCAGTCACGTCAGCTAACATAGCTTTCTACATAGACCAAGCCGAGAATGAAATTAATGGGCATTTGGTAAATGGTTATACGTTGCCGTTCAGCTCCACGCCACCTATTATTGAATCATTAGCTACTGAATACGGTCTAGTTAAAATATTACAAAGATTCTTTACACAAGAGATTGGCTCAGACAATACTTATGTTACACAAAGACTAGAATCCGTTATGGATTATCTAACAAAAATAAATTCAGGAGATGTGGGTCTATTTACCTCATCATTAGAGTTGATACCTTACAATACTGGCGATACTATTTCTAGCAATACAATGGACTTCAATCCAACATTTACAATGCTCAATCCTATATTCCAGCAAATTGACGCAGATAGGCTTGATGATGAGCTAGATGCAGTAGATGATGAAGATTACAACCCAGCACTTTATTAATGATATTATCGATTAAAAGCTTTGGTGTGAAAGGAGTTAAATCTCGACTCAATAAGTTAAAAAAAGTCGGTGGTAAGCAAGGACTTAAAAAAGCTACTGATGCAATTGCAGTTGCTATATTCGATTACATTGACGCAAGATTTGACAATGAAGGACCAGGGTGGAAAGGCAGGTCTGCCGAGTATATTAGAACTGGTATATTTGGAGCAACAATCGGTGTTGGTAGAACTAGAAGATTAAGCAATATTCCATTTAAACCAAAAGGTAGTAGGAACTGGAAAGTTAAAATGTCGGTTGGTGGTGGAATAGCAAATTTGAGTATAGATACAAATTTAGATTATGCAGAGTCATTTAATTTTGGACAATCAAATTTTATTCCTCATTATAAATCAGATGCAAAGATACCGTTTAGAACACCAGCAAGACGTTTCATGCCTTTACAAAAAGAAGCTGAAGGTATAGTAAAACAAACATTTGATTCTATAATTGCTGCATCTGTTAAAGGGAGAACATAATGGCAATAATAGATTACTTAGGTATAGAAAATGCAATCAAAGCTTTACTAGCTGGAGATTCCAGAACTAATGCTTTTGGTGGCAAAGATACAACTATAGAAGTAGAAAGTGAGTTTATTCTTAACGAAGCCAAATGTCCATACATTGCAATATTTTTAAATGAACACGAAACAATCGCTGATACAGAAACTATCGGTGGGTCGACACCTTATCTTACAAGATTAAGTATTACAGTTTGGTGTTACGACTTTAGTTTAGAAAACTTAGAGGGAGCAACAAATAGAGATGTGATGCTTGGTAAGGTAAAAGAAGTTCTCAAAGAAAACAAAACTTTATCTAATACAGTTTTATATTTTCAATTTGTAGGTGGTGAGTTTGATAATCAGAAAAATACCTCTGGACTTGGGTTTTTTAAAGGTGTATCATTAAATATAGACTGTGAGGTCAAAGAATAATGAAGATAGAGTTTGTTGTTGACGGATTAGAAATTGCAGGTTTTGGAATAGCAGAGAAAGGTAAAAAAATCGAAGTGCCTGATAATGTTGGCGAGAGCCTTATTAATGAAGGTATTGCAAAAGCAACAAAAGCTAGTAAAATTAAAAAAGAAGAACCTGTAGAGGACAAAGGAGAGTAAACAATGGGCTACGGAATCGGTGGACATTTAGCAATATCAGAACAAAATTCAGTAGGAACACCAACAACGAATTATATTTATATTCCGTTTGTTTCAGAATCTCTCACAGAAAACATTGAGCAATTACAATCAGAAAGTTTGAAAGCAGTTTATGACCAACCTAACCAGTTAGAAGGTATCAACAACGTAACTGGTGATATTGTTTTTGAACCACACCCAATTTATCTAGGACATTTTTTAAGAGCTGTAACAGGACAAGCTGCATCAACATTATCAACATCAGCATACATTCATGAGTTTGTGCCAACACAATCTGACTTTGATTCTAACTTTGCTCTTAGACCTTTTTCAATAAATCTTTTTAAAAACGTAGGCTCTGCTTATCAATATACAGATGCAATGATACATACATTAGCAATAGAGATTGCTGCTGGTGGAATCATAAATGCAACAGCAACAGTCCACGCAAGAGGTTCTGCTCTAATCAATCCAACTACAGCTAGTTTTATCACAGCAGACCCATTTACTTGGAACGAAACATCTTTACAAGTAGGTGGCTCAGCTAATGGCGAATTTGAATCAGCAACAATTACAATTGATAATCCGATTGAGGGTATATCTACTCTTAACGGAGCAAAGACACACGGCAAAGTAAAAAGAACAGGTTTTAGAACAGTAGCTGTAACAGGCGACCAAGACTTTTCTTCTCAAGCCGAATACAATATATTTAGAGCTCAAACAAGACAAAGATTCTTATTTACTGTAACTGGAGATAACATTGGTGGTTCTGCTAATAACGAACTTACAATAGATATACCACAATGTAACTACACTACTTTTGCTGCACCAATAGGTGGTCCAGGCAGAATAACAGCATCATATGAAGGTAACGGTGAATTCGATACCTCATCTAGCTATAGTGTTAGATACACAATGACAAACACATTATCAGCTTATTAAAAATTAGAGGAGGAAACTCATGAAGTTCAAACTTAAAGATAAAGAAGTAACAGTTAACCCTGCAACTCTTAGACAAATTCATGACTTAGAATCAACAATAGGTAACATTGCAGAGATTGGAGATAAAGCTCCATTTGACGTTGTAATAAAAATTACAAAAGCTGCACTTGAAGCAACACCACAAGAAGTTACTATAGATTGGGTCTTAGATAATTGTGGCATGGGCGATTTACCTGTGCTTAACGAGATGTCTGCATGTTTTTTAGGGGCAAGCTCAGTAGCACAGAATCCTACTACGTAGAGCTCATAGATTTTTTTGCACAAGTATACGGTTGGTCGAAAGAAGAAGTTTATCAATTGACACCTAATGAAATCAATAAGCTTCATGGTATAATTACGAAACGACAACGACAACAGTCGAGAAGGTAACTTATGGCAAGTAAAATCAATTTTCAACTAACTGCAAACGCAAAACAATGGATTGCAGGACTTACTGCTGGCCAAAAAGCTCTTTCACAATTTGCTAATTTACAAAACAAGACTGTATTAGCCACAAACACTTTAACAAAAGGTCTTGGGTTTTACACAAAAGCTTTAATACATAATCAAAAGATTACATTAAGAGCAGCAGGAGGTCTAAAAGCCTATGCTGACGCAATCAAAAAAACAACCTTTACAATAAAGAGTCGTACAAACGCAGGTGCGACAATGTTCAGAACCTTACAACGTGAAGCAAATGCAAACAATAAAGTTACTCGTTCTGTAGAAAGACAAAATGCAGCATACGCAAAAATGGCAGCAAGAACTAGAGCTGGAGCAATGCAGACTGTACCAACCAGACCAGTAGGCTTTGCAGCCCCTGCTCCTGCAACCCAAGGACCACCTTCAGCGCCAGCTGGTAGTATACGAGCAGGTGAAATTAAATCTGCTACAAAAAGCTTACGAGCTTATCAAGCTCAGGCAAAAGCAACAGTTGCTGCTAATCAAAGATTAAGTGGTAGTTTTGGTAATTTGAAATTTATGCTTACAACT